ATAATAATAGAAATTAATCTAATATGACATTAACAGCGGAGAAAATCCATTCAAACTATGAGAAGCATCTTAAAATAGTAGATACTTACATAGGTGAACGTAAGGATAAGGTAAAAGGACTAATAGAGCACATAGGTGAAACATATATTATGGCACCTGCTAGTTCTAAAACTTGGCATCACAATGCTATAGCCGGTGGATATGTTGACCATGTTAATAGAGTTGTAGAGTATGCTATAAAATCTAAGAGATTATACGAAGAAATGGGTGGAACTATTGACTTTACTGATGAAGAGTTAGTATTTTCTGCTATATTCCACGATTTAGGTAAATTAGGTGATGGTGATACCCATAATTATATACCTCAGACTGATAAATGGAGGCAAGATAAGTTACATGAGATGTATACTTTCAACTCAGACCTACCTTTTATGCTTATTCCGGATAGATCTTTATATATACTACAGAAGTTCGACATAAAAGTAAGCCATAACGAGTTCTTAGGCATCAGACTACATGATGGAGTGTTCGATAAAGCTAATGAAGCTTACTTCTACAGTCATAACCCTAACTCTAGGATGAAAACCAACATAGTATACGTACTCCACATGGCAGACTTCATGGCTTCCAAGGTAGAATACGATATCTGGTTACAATCTACCGGTGGAGCTGTTCCAAAAGTACAAAAAACCAAGTCAACCACAGGAAAAAGAGTAAATTCTTCAAGTGGACTAACAAATATGCTAAAAAATCTATAAATGACAATAAATCCTACACTTTTCTAATCTACCGGTGGAGCTGTTCCAAAAGTACAAAAAACCAAGTCAACCACAGGAAAAAGAGTAAATTCTTCAAGTGGACTAACAAATATGCTAAAAAATCTATAAATGACAATAAATCCTACACTTTTCTACATAATAATCAGTATCTTAGTTGCTTTACTGGTTATAAGTTCATACATTATAAGAAACCTACTGGTAAAGGTAGAGAAATACGAAGATATTACACAAGATCAAGTAATATACCTTCAGAATATCTCAGATACCATAGGTGAATCAAGGCAACACTTACAAAATCTCGATGACAAGGGGGTCTTTCAGTCAGATGATGAAGTTGGTGAATTTTTTAACCAAATGAAAGAAGTCCAGGAGCAGCTTAACAATTATATGCTCCCAAAAAATTATGGCAAGGAAACGAGCGAAAGCTAATTACTTTACAAAAGAAACAGAAGACTATATAGTAAAGTATAACAACTCCACAGATCAAGATTACCGAAACAAAATCTTCACAGACCACATTTACATCCCATTCTACAAGTTAGCTGAAAATATTATACATACTTTCAAGTTTTATTATACCGATGTAGATAAAATAGAAGATCTTAAGCACGAAATAGTATCTGTCCTCTTAGAAGAGAAGATAATGAAGTTCGACCCTACGTACGGTGCTAAAGCTTACTCATATTTTGGTACTATAGTAAAGAGGTGGTTAATAAACTACAATAACAAGAACTATAAAAAGCTTAAACAGATAGGAAGCTTTACAGATATAGAAGAATCGTATGAAACTAAACTAGATCTTGATTCTCCTTCAGCTAAATCTCTATCAACCTTTTTAGATGAGTGGATAATAGAGAGTTACGATAACTTAGAAGAAATGTTTATAAAGCTAGAAGATCAAAAAATAGCTGATGCTGTGCTTACAGTGTTTAAAACCAGACATGATTTAGATATATTCAGAAAGAAGGCACTCTATATTTACATAAGAGAGATGACTGATTGTGATACGCCAAAGCTTACAAAAGTAGTAACGGTTCTAAAAGAAGACTTTAAAAACAAATTTCAACACCTGTATGACTTAGGTTATCTTCACAATAAAATTGAATAGGCTATTTATTATAAAACAATATGAGCTTAGACAAAGAAATATTTAAAGGAAAAACACTTTCCGACCTCTTTGGTGAGATATATGATAACTCTAAAGAAACTAAAAGCCAAGTAAAAGGTCTTATAGGGGAACTTAAACCCCTGATAGAGAATATTGGCGATGCTACTTTACTCGTTCCTATGATAAAAGAATACATGGAGATAGGAGTAAAGAATGATGAACATTTGATTAAGTTAGCTACAGTAATACAAAGGATAGAAACAGCAGCTGCTAAAGGAGATGGAGAAGAATTTGACTTATCAGAACTTCAAGACTTAATTGAAGAACAAGAAGCGCTAGATAGGGAAGTAGAAGAAACACAAAACTCGACAGAAGAAGACGATGCTTAATTTAGGAATAGGGTTTAACTCAACAACGAGTTATAATCCAACTAACTCTGGACGTGCCGCAATACCTGTATTAGGTAGAGTATACGATATCGTCTTAGATGAAAATCACCCAGATTTCAAATTAACAAAGACAATCGGTACGATTCGCTATAACTTATTTGACGACGATTCCTTTACTGAAGAACCAGAAAACCTGTTCATAGCATTTCCCCTAGACAGTACTTCAAGAACCTACCCACTTAAAAACGAGATAATAGTACTTACACCCGGTCCAAGAGAGTCAGCAGATAGAAACGATAGTGAACTTAAAGTATACTATTCTACAGTAATATCTGTATGGAATGCTGCCAACCACAATGCAGCACCTGCTAATGATAATTCAGTAACGGATATAGGAAACAATGCTAAAGAGCTTGACAACGTAAACACACTTTACCCAAACCATGGAGACCATATTATAGAAGGTAGATTTGGTAATTCAATAAGGTTAGGAGGATATAAGGGATATAAGAATATATATACCGACGACACAAACGAAGGAAACCCGTACACTGTAATTAGTAACGGTAGACCATTTACCGGCGATGTACTCCAACCTACTATTGAAGATATCAATAAAGATGATTCCAGTATATATGTAACTTCAAATCACCTTATTCCTCTTTCTCAAGCAAGAGTAAAACTTGAATCTAATGTTAATAAGACTATTATAGCAGATAAATACAAAGGAGCTCAAATTATAATTAACTCAGATAGACTAGTATTTAATGCAAAAAAAGATGATATTATTTTATCATCAAATGAAAGCCTTACTGTGTCTTCAAAGGATGTAGGAATAGACGGTGAAGATTATATTAGTTTAGATGCTAAAAAGATTTATCTAGGACAAGGTGCTAAAAATAAAGATACAAAACTAGGTTCTGCTGAACCGGTTGTATTAGGGCATAGATTAGAAGACTTTTTACAAATACTAGTAGATGAACTTAAAGTAATGTCCAGAAAATTAACATCAGCTAAAACACAAGACTTTAAAGCCATACCAAATTTAAACGGATACGGTATAAGTCTAAAATTTACCGCAGACATATTACAGGGGTATATTAACCCTAACGGTAAGTCTAAGATTAAATCTACAAAAACATTTACTGAATAATGCCTCACTCGCTACTTAAATCCCTTAAACTTAATTTAGCAAAATACGCAGCAGTAGCTTTAGCTTATGCTGAAGGTATAGCAAGAAGGTATGCAGAAAAGAAAATACTAGAGATACTAGACAAGTTAAGAACAGCCTGTCCACCTCCCAAGGTACTTAACAGTATGGGAAAAACTCTTGATAGAGTAGATTCTCTTGTGTCCTCTGCTAATAGACGAGCAAAAAAACTACACCGACTTACAAAAGCTTTAGGAGTAATCATAGATATATTAAAAGTAGCAATAGACATACTATCACATAACCCTGTACCTACCACACTTGGTATACCACCAGGACCAGCCGGTGGTGTAATATTCTCTCTTCCTCAAGGAGTAGTACAGAGTCAATCAGCTAAGCTAAAATGGCTTACCGAAACCCTGGAAGATATAGAAAATGAAAATGATAATATAGAAGAGTTACTTAGAAACTTTAATCTCATATTTGTACCATTACAAGCAAAGATAGCACTTATTAGAACACTACTTAATAGATGCTCTGCTAACCCTGACCTAACTGCAGACGAAAGAGAAGAGATACTTAAAGGGGTAGATATAGAAACTAATAACGACACTGATTATAGGTCTACTTCTGGAGCTATTTACACTATTAAAGTTGTAACTGACCCTAACTCCCCATCTATAGCTCCTCAACGACAAGCAGTTGCTTATGACTTTAGAGGTATAGCTGTGCTTAAAGGTCCATTATCTTTTGCAGGCGATTCAAAAGTACTAATAAAAGAAATAAAATTTAGAATAGACAATCAACTTCCATAAACTAACTATTTATATATATGAAACTAGATCAATTACGTAAAATTATCCGCGAAGAGGTACGATCAGCCGTAAAGGATGAGTTACAAGAGATGTTAAACGAAGCTGTAAAAACAGCAAGTGCACCATCACCTCAAGAATACAAGGCAGTAAAACAAACAGACTTAAAAAGAACATGGTCTACAGGTAGAATGAATACCGGTACAGTACCTTTAGAAGAGATGTTAAATATGACTAAACAAGAAATGACTGGAGAAGACTATAAGAACGTGATTAACGCAAACTCTTCTATGGTTAAGAAACCAAACTTTGCTTCTAACATAGCATCTGATATGGGATTAGGCCAAAACGCAGGTCCAATGCCAGGAATAGATATTAGTAAACTAGATTTCGTAAGTAAAGCAAAAGCTATATACGATAAGTCGAACGAAATTCAAGCTAAAGGACAAGTAAGAA